AAAGTTGCCTAAAAGGTATTGGAGAAACATTCGTTTTACCAACGCAAGTTCGCTTGGCAAACTCGAATACTGGTTTATTATGAGAGGAAATCGATTTTGTTAAATTGATTTTTACTCCTAATATATCAGCAACTTCGAGGTATTTTGCAGCTAACTCGCTGTCGAATACAACTAAGTCATCTCCTAGGATCTCATATTGAGTTTCTCATTCTCTTCGTCCTAATAAAGACGAACAGTGTTGAAGAATTCAATGATGAGTTAGAGCTAATGCTGGTCAACTAGAGAGAGCTCCCATAGGTTGTCCTACGGAATATCTCAAGAATTCTGGGGATGAATATCTTTTACGAGCAGACTCAGAGAAATAAAATTCTCTATCTGTCATTAAAGACACTCAGGCCTCAGAAAATTCTTCTGAGAAAATCTTAGATAAGATTTTCTTAGTAAGTTGAACTGGCAGACGATCAGTCGCAGCTGAAAGATCAAAGGAATAAGCTTTCCCTGATGACACACTTTTCTCTTGAGATCTCTTAATAGAGGCCTCTTGATCGAAAGTACCATCATTGGGTATAAGCTTAAGCACAGAGAACATGAATTGATGCAATGGAGATAGTAAATTTTGAGAAATACTATCCACAATAGCAAAAATACGTAGTTTTCCTGCTGCTTCCTCCTTAAGAGAGAATTGACCAAAATATCCTGTCATAGACTTTTTAGTCTTTAAACATGATAAATTGTTCAACCTCATCCCTAAACTAGATAAATCTCTAATCTTTTCTCGAATTCAAAGGGTATTTCACCCTAGGTTCTCGATAGAATTTAGATATTTATCTAAAATGGGATACATCTTTTCATCACTAAGCCATAAAGTGGCATCGGTTATTAAACCGTGTCACGATACAGTGTTAGTACAAGAAGATGACCTTAAGAAATTGATCTTTCTGGGAGCTAGATTACTATTTTCTAATACAGATTTGAATCCTTTCAATTTATTGAAGTGGACCTCAAAATCTATATCAGTGATCATATGTTGAAACTCATCTCACTTACCTTTAAAAGGTTCTGTGATTGATGAAGTATCTAATTTATACGAGCATTTTAAAACTCGATAAATAGAAAACATAGAAGATCAGTAAATAGTAGTACCTGAGTGACCTTTCCTGATTAAATCACGATCTTTCGAGCCGATAACGGCTGGAAAACCATTGATTAATCTAGGTAATGGCAACTTAGGTTCTAAATCCCGTAAGCTAGACATACGATCGTCCCCTAAAGCTTTCTGAAGAGCCACGTAACAAGCTTTCAATCATTTGATTGTAAAGTCTGAACCGTGGTTCCTATTAAGCTTCAGAATTAGATCTAAAAAGTTCTTAGTGACTTTTGCCCTGCTAACTAAGCCTCGAATCCGACCGAAAGATAAATGAATAATTTGTCTTATCGGGCCGGATAACGAGTTAGAGAGATTCTCTCTAATGGTAAACGTCTTAACAGTCTTCTGAAATTTGGACTTGATAAATGATAAATTAATATTGTTTTTCATGTTCAAATTAAGAAGTTAAACCCATGCTCTATTTGAGCTCTACGGGTGGAATACTGTTAAAATTGCGCTGTTCCCTTACGGGGACGCCAGTTTATAATCCAGCTTACCTAATCTTGTTCACCATTGCCCTAAAAGGGGTGAGGTATTAAGATGATAGGGACTAAGGGCTTAAACACCTGATGTCAAACAGATGGACTGCTCTTTCAAAAAACCAACAACCACCCGCAAAAGTGCTAGCGGATCGTGGCGTCTCGAAAGAGA